CATTACATTGAACTACTCCTGAATAATAATTTGCCGAAGGTCCTTGAATTAATACTGTAGATTGTCCAAAATTTACAGTCATGGTTACATATTTTTCTGCTTTGCCAGGAGTGACAAAACTAACATTGTCATAAACTACAGAAACAGTATTATCAGCAGCTACAACTGCATCTGTAACTGCTTTTTCAAAAGCTGCTCTTGAATTTACTAGGGTCATAAATCAATTTGAGAATAACCAACACCTTTTCCTGAACGACCAAAACCAGATGTTGCTTTTGATGCTAAGAATAGTTTACCCTTTTTCTCTTTCATAGTTTCTTTAATTATTTGACCTAAACGACCTTGTATAAAATTTTGAATTTTACCACCTTCTAAAGCATAAGAAGCATACTTAACAGTATTGCCGATAAAAACTGGTTTCTTAATATTATATGTTTTAGAAATTTCAAATCTAGGTTGTATTTTAGGATTATGCCTAAAATTTGTCTCTCTCGTAAAAAATGCTATTGATTCTGCTTTTTTCATCTGTGCCCACGGATTAAATTTTAAAATATCATCAGTTGTTTTTACGGCTCTAGTAGACACTTTCCAACTAGATGCAAAGAACCCAGTTCGGACAGGACTATGCGTTTTTGTTCCTAAACTACTATGAGCTTTTCTTATTACTGTATTAAAATCTGCATTTATTTGAGCTTCAAGATCGGCTATAGGATCACTTTTTAATAATTTTTTGCTTTTAGCCATTAGAAGCGCACCAATACTGTATATAAATAAACTTGCCCACCTTTCCTAGTATCAATATCGTAAATCTTTGCAGTTACATTAGATCCTGCATAACTTAATGTGATTTCATCATCAAAATCAACCTGATTATCTCCTATTAAATCAGGAGTTATGTATAGTTTTGCGTTTCTCATCTCTTTACCTTCATCTTCCTCTGACTTTACAAACTCGATTGGAACGCTGATACTGTAGCTAGTGTCTGTTGTTGTATAAACACCAGTGCTAGTGTTATAACTTCCCGAAGCCTTCTTTGTATAAGTAATAGTTGTATCAAGAGAAGCTCCAAGATCAGCTACAACCTGTTTAGCTACATTTGCAAAAAGTGAATCTAATTGACCTGCCATTATCCTCTAACCACTCTAAGTTGAAAACTACCAGCTCCACCAAGAACATAAGCTCCTAAATAACTTTGTAGCCAAGGATAAACGTCAAATACATTATTTACAGAACCCGTTCCCTGACTTGTTGTATTGTATTTAACTTGAATATCTCCTAGCTTAACTTCTTCAAAATTACCATCAGTTCCCGTGCTTCCAATAATTGCATCAGTATCATTTGCTAAAGCAAAAGCTAACTCAAACTGTGCATATTTAATATTCTGAGGAATCAAAGTACAAGCTAGTTCAACTCCATCAACCTGATAATTGGTTCTAGGAAACTTCAAAGCTTGGCCGTCATCACATCTATCTCCGTAATAAACCAAAGTATCAATCCATCTTGTAGCTGCTATTAATGCTCTATTTTTTTTATCATCCTGTTTATTATCCCATTGAGTAGAACTAGGGACAGTTTCAAAGTAT